CCTTGCCTGTTGTTGTTAAATTATTAGTTAGCAAATCAACATCGGCATCAATCTGAAAATCTCCCGTCCCTGTTGCTGTAGATAGTTTTAGGTTTGGGGCATTATTCTTTAAATCTAATTCCCAATCAATAGTCGTGGAGCCATCAACATTATCATAGAAACTTAAAATTCCTGGTTGAATCTGGGAATTATAATGTGTGCCCGTTGCCCAATCTGTGAAGTCTGTTGCGTCTGTTGAAAAAAATACTGGCAATCCTATTATGGCATTAAAAAAACTATAGAGATAATTTGAGGTTATCCCATAATTCCCCAAATCAACATTACCCGTCGCTCCCGTATAAGGCACAAACACATCAACACCTTTAATGATGTTCGCCAACTGATTTTTTAAAATCTCAAATTCAACTAAATGCTTTTCTACGTCTAAATTACTTAATCCCATCAACTAAACGATCCAATGTTAGACACTCTGCTTCCCAATCCGATAGAGGTACCACTAAATCCCTCCCATGTTAATACATTAACGTAACTGCCTGCTCCAATAAATTCAGTAACACTTCCTAAATTGTTTAAGTCATCATATTCGAACTTCCAAGTTGGATTGTTTTTTTCTGGACTAGTTGGGATTGTTTCTTGTACTGTGATTAGTCCGCTTTGTACATAGATAGAATCAACGTTTGCAGATACGCTACCAATATTGATTGTCGCGCCAGAAATATCAACCAGTAGTCTATTCTCGCTTGTTACGGCTGCAAAAAATCCAGAGCCAGTTCCGTCTACTATTGCTTCTGCCATCTTTATTTGTTCTCTTTATAATTTTTCAAGAAGTAGATAACTGGTCCGACAATCCAAGCAAGCTTTGCTGGGGCTCCTGCAAGAACCGCTACCAAAAAAGGAATCAGCAAAACTGCTGAGTTCTTAATTGTCTTCCATAGACCAATAGTACTACTATATTTTTTTACCATTATGATATACCCCATACTGTAAAGAGTGTAATTCCTATTGTGATGATAGTTGTTATCATCCATCGGTTTGCTTTAACTTTTCCGTTAGTTACTTTTTGATGAAGTAATATCTGTTGGTGTTGAATTGCGTTGTCTCTTTTGAATGATTTAATCTCTTCATAGATGTCCTTGTTTGTTATTTCTATGAATGTTTTATTTTCCATTAGATTATTATTAAAATTATCGGCTTATATTGTTTAGTTAGTTTTTCGTATTTAAACATTTTATCATTTTGTGGTTCAACATACCAAGCTGTTCCTTTATTATCTACAAACACATTAAAGGCATGACTCGTACTAAACACGATCCCAACAGACAACATAGGATGCTTATTTTTTAGATTGTTATAAAGTTTGAATGCAAAGTTATCGCAATCATAGTCTTTGTGATAAATCTTCCAATTTGTGAAATCTTTTTTAAGTAAGTCTTTGAATTTGGTTAAACTACAACTTTTATAATCTTCATCTATTATGCGTTGGTTGTATATCTTCTCGAAATAAATTACTCCTTTTCGATTGATTGATTTAGAATTGTTTGGAAGTGCTTTGCGTATTAAACTACTATCTATCTTTGTTAGTTTTACTTTCGATTTAAACCAGTTTATTATTTTGTTTATCATGTTTAATAAGATGTGTATGCAAATTCTAGTCCAAATTGGTTACTAGAAGCTAAAGACCCCACCGAAACAATTTTTATCATATTATAACCGTCATTGTCCCAAGTCGCTCCTTGTACTACAGGAGTATATACTACGGGGGTATTACCACCAAAATCTTGAACATTGTGTCTGGTAATACGACAACTTGTCACGTCGTCCCCTCCCCTACGAACGCTTACATCAAACTGTATCTGTTGTCCTGGTCCTGATGTGTTAAATGTATAATCAATTTCAGATTGTTTAGAGGCACCATTATATTTAACTATTCTAAATTGTTGAAATGTGGCACCGCCTTCATAATAAGCTCCAATGTGCAAATCCCATGGCCTATATGAATTGTTCGCAAATGAACCAATAATTGTCCCGGAAACCATTCCACCAGTATATATCGTATGTTTTTTAACACCCCATGCATGGTCGTCTACATAAGTCTTGTTAGTAATATCATCTCCAACAGAAGGAACTTTGTCAATCTGCCCTCCAGATAAATATAATGAATTACCTGCGCCACTTATAACAGTTCCAACAAAACTTCCAAGCACAACTCCATTATCATTACTAATTGAATTTAACCTATCAACAATAGCATTAACTCCGCTTACTCCTAATGTGCTACCTACTGTTGGGCCCGCTTGAAATTGAACCCCACTCGCGTATTGTGAATATAATTCTGCCATTGTATTTTATAGTTTTTTAACTTATATAAGTTAAGGTTTTTAATATATATATTAAATAAAGAACTTATACGTCTGTTGAATCTGTAGTTCTTGTTCTCCGTCGAATACTAAACTACCAGCCAACACATTACGACTAGACATTGCACCTCCTGCTCCTGAATTAAACACACCTACTTCTCTTACGATTGCCCCACTTATGTCTGTTGGGCTCCAATTTGCTATTAAGGTTACTTGTTCTGCCGTACTAAAATCTTGCGTATCTATTTGGTTTCTTTCAACCTCGCTTCCTAATACTGTTTGACCACTAGCAAATGTTAACCCGCTTGTACCTACTGCTATGTGTGTAGGATAAGCTGTTGATCCTCCCATAGCCGCAGATGCTACGTGTAATCCACCTGTTGTTATTCCTGCCATTTTACCTCCATTATAATACCTGTATTGTGCTTCCTGTTCTCATATCTCCCAATAAAGAACTAGGGCTATTTAATATATCGTGTCCAGTAACATTAAAATAAAATGTACTCCCGATTGATTGGCTGACTACTACGGCTGTTCCAGACACCCCAACGCTTCCTGTGAACAACTCTACGTTTGTTATACTGCTCTCTACTTCTGAGGTTTCCAAACTTCTTAATCTTAATTCGTGTTGTGTAAATAAATCAACCATGCTATCTACTTTTTTGCTTACTGTCACGCTTAAGGCAGATTCGTTTAAGTTATTAATGTCGTTAAAATCATATTTGGCTCTAATCATTGAATATGTCGCGCCGGATTGTCCTTGGTTATATAAATTTACTATAGCTGTTTCGCCTGGTGTAACGTCTACAATCCCTTTAACATTTATGTCTCCTCGAGTTATTGGATCCTTATTTTCTGCGATGAATGCGGTTGCTACATCTGATGCTTCTGATAGTGAATTAATGTTCTTATCAATTATTTCCTTAGTCTTTTTCCCATAAGCAGTTATGCTTGTGTTGTCTTTTAGTGTTTTTATTAATGGCGTAGATTGGTCATAGTCTACAATTATTACCGAACCTGCTGGTACTACGTTGTCTCCTGCTGCTGTTCCGCTTGTTAGTGTTATCTCGCTACTTGGAAAGTCTACTAAATATTTGACATTGTCTGTTGCTGGGTTGTCAATAAATTTGATTCCACCTGGCTGGTATATTGTGTTAGTTGTTCCGCTTAATGTTACTTTCGTGTTATATGGCTTAGAATCAAGAGAATAAACTGAACCAGTATTATCTGTACCGGTTGTGAATATTTGTTGTGCTGCCGTTTGTTGTCTATTTCCTACTACCTTTACTTCATTGAATATATCATCATCTGATTGATTAAAAGTTGCACCTAATACATTTGTGTTATTAAAAGTTTCTCCAGAACTTACTGCATCTTTTTCTTTAAAATTTAAATCCTTATCTTCATCTATATAAAAAAAGAATCCTGCTATCTCGGCTATTTTTTGTATTGCATTAAATACAGACACACCATTGAATGTAATCTTATCTATTGTTGTACTTGTCGTGTTTACATTATTGGTAGAAATATCTGTAACGTTTTGACGCATAAGAGACTTTACTATCTCACCTGCTTCGGTGTCTTTGAATATTCTTGGCTGAACTATAATGTCTTGAAGTATCGCACCGTAGTCTCGACCACTTAATTCTAACTGTTCATCAAGTCCTTTGCCAGAGTATTTTATGTCTTCTATAATTCCTCTGAATATTTTTGTCGTCGCTGGGTCTGTATCTATGTCTGCTTTTATTAACACGTCTTGATTTAAACTAAATGTATCTTTATATTTTCCAAAAACATTGTCAAACTTCGCCACGAATGAACTTGTTGTATTAAAATCGCTTATTGATTTCTTGATTATTATATTCTTAGTGTCGTCATAATCAACAGAGTTTATTGTTATAAGATTGTTTATCATAGTCTAATTACCTTTTTAATTTCTCTCGCCAACGATGAAGATATTTCATCTGCGTCTACTCCACTCACACTATCTATGTTGATGGTTATTCCCTTTCCTCCCAAATCTCCAGGGTTCTTTGTTCCTATTATCGTATCTTGTGGGCTTGGTTTGATTATTTTTCCACCTGGCGTCAAAACAAAGTCTTCTAACACAATTACTCCAGCATCTCTGGCTTGTTTTTTAGATCCTCCAAGAACAATAGTTCCATCTTTGTCTCTAAAATCTATTCCTCTATCTTTTTCTTTACTAAAGAATTTCTTAAATGCTTTGTATGCAAGAATTACTGCGGTTAGTGCTGCTATCACAGCTAGTATTGGAAGTAATATTGGCGCTAGTGCTGCAGTTAATGCTACAAATCCTGTTGAAACTATTCCAAGCCCTGCCGCGAATAAAGGCAATATTGCAATTAACATTATTAGTGGGCCAATAACAATCGCTAAGGCGCTACCAATAGCAAGTGCTGCTACTGCAAATTTAGTAAGTGTTGGGTGCTTTTCTAGCCATCCTACTACTTTTCCAAGCACATCTACTAAACCTAAAAATGCCGGGATGAGTGCTTTCCCCATATCATCTTTAAGTGATGTAAATTTGTTCTTAAGAATTGTAACTTGTGAATCAGTTGTTCCGTATCTCTTCTCGGCCTCTTCGACTGCTGCTGTATTTTTGTCCCATGCGGTAATACCGGTACTAAGTGTATCTGTTACTAAATCCCCAGCATTTGATAATGATAAAAATGACCTTACTAATCTCTGGTCTTCAAGCCCTAAATCACTTAATGTATTAATAGCATTATCTCCTTGTTCTCCTAGTCCTTGAACGAAAGATGCGAATGCCTGCCCTGCGTTGGTTTCCCAAGCCTTTGCAAACTCTTCCCCTGTCATTCCTGCGGTTGATGCGAATATTTCCAAGTCTTCTGTGCTTTGTGTGACTGCTGTGTTTATTCCAATTAATACTTTTTGTGTTGCCGTTCCACCTGCTTCTGCTTGAACACCAACAGAACTAAACGCTGCACCAATTGATAATATATCTTGTGTTGTTAATCCTGCGATGTTACCCGCACCAGCTATTCTCTGTGCGAATGTAACGATTTCTCCCTCAGTTGTCGCAAAATTATTACCCAAATCTACCACTACCGAAGCCATACGATCTACATTATCGATTGGCTCTTGCATAACGTTTGCGATCCTTGCGAAAGAAGTCGCCGCTTCTTCTGCTGACAAGTTTGTCGTTACTGCTATCCCCGCTATTGTTCTAGTAAACTTCTCAAGATTGTCAACTCCTTCAACACCTAACTGACCAGCTATTTCTCCGATCGCACTTAGCTCTACGAAGGTTACAGGTATCTCTTTGCTTAGGTCTTTGAATCTTTGTCTTAATTTTCCGAATTCTTTTTCAGATAATTCAACGGTCTTTCTTACACCTGTGAATGCCGATTCGAACGCCGCAGTCGTGCTTATTAGTCCCTTGGTGGCCATTACCCCGGCTATTCCTAATGCCGTGACCGCCGCACCAGTAGCTAACATAGCTTTATTCACTCCCGCGAAAACCGAAGAATACTTATCAACTGCACTAATAACTATTGTAACAGCTGCTCCGCCCGTCACTCCAGCCAAAAAACTACCTACCATTTATTTTTTCCTATTTGCTCTTTTCATATCTCTCTCTTGTTTTTTCATATTAATATTGCTTTCTTCGATTAAAAGATTAATCTCCGGATAAGTAAGCAATGGAATATTAAAAAAAGAATATCCTTTCCCGTGTAAGAACGTTGTTAGTTCTCGTTCAGATTTGTAGGTTTTTTTTTTGCATCTTCTAGTATTGCCTTGACAGTAGACTCTTGCATCTCTTCTTGTGATGCATCTGTTGACAAACTAAGTAACGCCATCTTGATAGCTCCGTATATTTGTGGCTTAATGAATCCGAATTCTTCCTCTGTGTATTCTGGATCCTTAATGTGTTCACGAATAATTTTATCTTCGCTATCTGGAATTGTTAACAATTGGTTTAATTCCCCTTTTGTTAGAGGTGTTAATTTAACAACTGGTTTTTCTAGTAACAACTCTAATGTTGTTTCTATAGGTAACAATTTCCCTTCCCCATCTCTTTTAATAAGAGTGTTTTCCTTTCCTAAATATCCCATTATAACCTCCTTTCATTATTTTAAAACAAATAAACAGAATCCCTATTGTAAAAATTATCTTACACGCAACATAACTAAAGAATGATGATACTCCAGAAATGAAAAGCCATATAATTCCAAAAAAGACAGCACCAGCTATCTTCTCTCTCTTTTTTTTATCTAAAGTTTCTTTTTTATTCATTTATTTACTCCATGCCTTTCGGCTTGGGCTTAAAATTAACGCCCACTATAATCTAATTAAAATGCTCCGTAGACTACTCTATCAAATGCTGAACCAATTACGCTCTGCGGTTTGATTTCCATAGTAATTTCACTTGTACCATCTATTGTGCTTGGTGCGTCCATAGTCATAATCTTACATCCGCTCATTGCGAATATTGTATGTTGGCTACCTGCTGTAACATCTGCGTTTAAATCAAATGTTGCGTTAAAAGCCCCGTCACCCTTAAACAAGTCCGTATATAATACGTCTGCTAATGGTGCTGATAGATCTGCTGTAACTGACAACGTGTAATCCTTCTGACCTGGGAATGGTGCCGCTATTACTCTACTTCCGTTTACGTAATGTGGCGCTTCAGTATTGTTGTTTATCTCGAAACTGATGTCTTTTGCTGTTTCTAGTGTATTACCAGATAGCGTAAGACTACAATCACTCCATAGATATGGCCTATTAAGTTCCTCTGTTAAAGCTGTTGTTGCACCAGACGAATGAGTTAGACTCTGTCCAATATAATTAACATCCATACTGACCTTTTCTCCTTGAGTTGCGTTGATTGTCACACTACTTGCTACACATCCGTTTACTGTTCTAATAAAATTATTCCCAGTACCTGGACTCTGCTTGGAATCTTCTAGAGTAAAGCTGATAGGTGCCTGTAGTCTGTCTGTGCCACTCGTGAATGGACTTTGCCAACTACTTGTGGATGTTTCTACTACTAGATGGCTAACTGCGCTACCTGCTGCCGAATCTGCTCCAGAACCGATTGCCCAGAAGGCAAATCTCATGTCTTGTGGATGCATTGTAAGCGTTCCAGTAACATCTATTGGTCCTTGATTTATTTCGCCGAAGTTTCTACTAGCTGTTCCTAAATATCTGTTTACCAATTTGTTTTCAGTATCTTCTATTGCGTTCTCAGTAACTTGACCTGGCCATTGACCTGTTCCGCTTGCGTTTGCATAAGTTCCAGACTCATGTAAAAGTACTATTTTGTTTGTATCACTAATATATCTTGCGATTTTTTTACCTCCTTTTTTGATTTAATTTAAGTTAAAAAAACGATAACTTAATTGTATTATCCTTGATTTAGTTGCTCCCTTTCCAGGTTCGTCTACCCTTAATACGCTACCTATGTTGAAATCATGAAAGTCATTATCTATTGATCCATCCTCTGCATTAAATTGGATGGTTGCCAATCTATCTAATATTTCTTGTGTTAGTTTGTCTGATTGTGTAACTGACTTGCTCCATATTCTCATCTCGATAACTAGACTTATGTCCATTGCTGCTGTTTGCATTCCAGCACGTGCCTCTTGTATATCATTTACTTCGAGTGTGATTAGTGGGTATTTGACCTCTCGCTCCGGGTAGCTTGTCATTATAAATTTTGAAGAATTACCCCTGTTCGCTAATGGGTCCGTAATGTTAGTACTAAGTTCATTCTTTAGAAATGATAGTATATCTTTTATGATTGTTTTTCTTTCTGCCATCGCTTTGGTGTTTGACTACTCGCTTGTAATCAGAATAAATAGGTTATGTTCTTTTAAGTATATTGATGTAAGTTATATATATTTCTATCTATTATTAAATTTTATTTATTTCTTTTTGTATTATTTGCTTTGCCTTCTCTTTTTCTCTAGCTAATGTATTTCTAAAATGTTTTCGAGGAGAATCTTTAAAATTAGTACCGAACTCTAGCTTCTGTGCATAGGGTAGCTTAGAGAAAATGGACACACTATCGGCTCCTGTTTTAAAATCCACAGACCTAAAAAAGGCTCCAGTATCAACACTCTTTGTCTCTGACCTTTGTCCTGCTATAGATGTTTTTACTTCGCCCTGGACATGTATACCAACTAAATTAAGAGCACGCTTTAGACTTCCAGTTACATTTTTTTCCTTTGTCCCAATAAATCTCCTAACGCCCGCTACACCAGTTATGGTTGCAGACATTCCTTTAACCATCTATTAAACTCCCAGTTAACTTTCTAATGAATAGCTTCTTGTATACTGGGGTAGCTTCTGTTTCGTACATTATCCCTCCGTCTGGGATGGTTGTGTATAGATTACCTGTCGGACTTCCCAATTGAATATCTACCAATAAAGTAGACGAGTTAAAAGTAAGCGATCCATTTACAAATAGTTTCTTGTCTGAGTCTGTTAGTTTACCTTGACTCATTAAGATTGATTCATTGGATCCTTCTTGTCCTCTAACTGGGAATACAACTCCGCTTGACCATAAGTCATTACCGCTTTGCTGAAGGTCTGTTGCTTCGTCATATACATCATCATAAACTGGGCTGTAATATCTTATTCTTAGTTGAGTTCCAGCTAGTTCGAGTGTTCTATTAAGAGCTGCTACTAGTTTTGCGTTTGTTCCCATTAGTCATAATCCTCGTTTATTTTAACTACAAGTGAATGGTCAGATGGTAGTGTTAAAATTGAATTATCTAAATAAGTAACTTCGAACTCACCTAAATATAATCCACTTCGATTTGTATCTATTCCTGTGCTTGTACCAGATGCCCATCTATATTCTACGGCTCCTGTACTACTTCCTGTTATAACACAATTTCCAGATAGTACACTTGTAAAAGCGTTATCGTTAGTTCCAAGATTAAAAGATATTGAGCTAGTGTTAGTCAAATCTAATGCGCTTCCATTTGCGTCTTGTAGTGTCGCTGCTATGTATGGTTTCGTGTCGTTTCTTTTTATTTCAAATACTGTCATTTTTTCCTCCTATTGTAAATTTATTGATTTTTCTGATTTAAGTATAATGTTATTGTCTTTTTTAAGTATAATATTTTTATCTTTTGACTTTAATGTTTGTGGCGTTCCAAGATAACCTAATGGAATGTTCTTATTTTTTTGCTTGAGTGTTACTTTTTTGTATACTCTTGTTTCTATTGATTTATATACAGCGTATATCGCTCTTGTCGGTTTAGAAAAAACAGCACCAAAATTTCCTGGGTCTGTTAATTCTCCTTGACCGGTATTAACTGCTGTTCGTGTTGCTGGATTAGATATATCTATGTTTGCCATAATCATAGCTGTTGGATCTAATTGATTAGCAATCCAATAAATTGTATTAGGTGATATTGAGATGTTTAAACCGGTTACTTTCTTCCATCCTGCATCTGCTCCTTTTGCGTTTGTTTTATCTAAGAATAAAGCTGCGTCTGGTTTGTCGTTTATTGAATCGTGTTCGTATATTCCTACTTCGAAGTTAGTATCATTTGTTGCATTGCTACAATACCATCCTATCTCTGTTATTATATTGCTACCTGGTGGAGAGGTACATTTTGTCGCGTAACTCCAGTCAGACATTGTTTCTTCACTTCCTTCTGGGTCTACTGTTGGTGATACTAATACGAACCCAGCGTTTGTTCCTATAACTACCGCCATTAAGACATTTCCTTTTCAATTTTATTAAACGAATTTTCCATATTAGCTATTAACTTAAACTTTTTTCAAATTGGGATCCTCTCCCAATTGCGTTAAGTTGACTATCGGCTAATTTTCTCCAGAAATCTGAACTTTGTGCTTCACCTGTTTCTTCTACGCTTAATTCTCCGAGGCTTAACTTTTCTCCGCCTGCCTGGGCCTGTACGAAGTCTATTGAATCGGCTTTAGAAAGATTTACTATTGGTGGTTGGAACTCTGCGGCTATCGCGTTGGATCCAATTGTTTCACCTGTATAGTTTGCTACATGTTGTCGGTTCATGTCTACTACTGCGACTAAGTTTGCTCCGCTTAGTCCTGTTGGAATATTGTTAAAACTAGTTTGAATAAAATTAGCTATACTACCTATACTCGAGAGAGACATTTTAACTCCGGGTGTTCCTCAGCATGACACTCTATACAAAGAGTTACACCATTATTTATATCAAATCTTAATTTTGGATATTTTGAGAAATGTTT